TTACCCCCTCCGTATACGTTACCTCTCTGACCTACTACGTAGAAGATACCTTCAGAACCTTTGAATCCTGCAGCTAAAGCACCTGAAGCAGGGTTAGCACCTGCAGCCGCTTCAGCAGGAACTGCTTCAATCATTGAAGTCTCAAGATAGTCGTCAAATCGTAGACGAGTCTCATGCTCTGACTTCAAGTACCATAAGTATCCTGTAGCGCCATTCTCAGTTGTTACTTCAACCCATCCAATCTGTGCCATATCAGAACCTGATACTGCATACTTATCTTTTAAGATAATTGGAGAGTTCTCAAAGAAGATATCATCAGCTTCTAAAGAACCTGACATTCCATCTGTTCCTTTAGCAAATTCAGAACCGTAAATAAATACAGTGTAATCAGCATTCGCGTCAGCTGTACCTGCTACTGCAAGACCTGTGTTCTCATAAAACGCAACAGTGAATCGGTTGTTAGCAACGTCAACAGCAGTAACAATAGCTTTATTGCTACCACCACCATTGTTAGCGACAATCATAACTGTTTGTCCTACACGAACTGCGATACCGTTGCTCGCTGTGAAAGCAGGAACACCTGTGTCGTTTACCTGTAAAACCGCCGCAGTATCAGCTGCTGCTGCAGTTGAACCTACTGAGGTATATTTAGTGTGAAGTCTTCCTTGCTCTGCCCATTTTACTAAGTCAGAGTTAGAAGGCATCTCTGCTCCAACCAATCGTAGGAAGGAACTAATTGTGCGATTTCCATATCGCTCAAATTCTTTCTCGTAAGTATCAGGAAGATACTGATTCAAGAAATCAAAATTGGTTATATAATTTGTAGATGTCGGCACCTGTTGGGCTGACGGCTGCAAATCAAAACCGGGAGTTGCACTAACTGCCATTTTTTCTTTTGCCTCTTACTTTACTCAGAGGACTTTTTTTTGTTTATACTCTTTTAATTTTTTTTATCTTCAAACCTCGACCACTGTCAGAGCTTAAAGACTTTATTTGAACGCCTCCTTTAGAGGTCGCCTCGGGTGCTTGACGCTCAGACATCTTTATATTTTTCATCTTCTTCGTCACATCCTCAGTTCCCGCAGCTAAACCCTGTTCGTAAAAGAACCGAGCATATCTGTCAGCGTTCGATGCAATAGCTAAAGCTTTGTGAAATCCTGCTGCATCCTTCATTAATCCGTTCTCACCCAAAAACTTATTTATAAAGTTGTTGGTATCTAAGTTCGTCTTTTTCAATTCTTCAGCATTTATGGGCTTGTATGTCAGAATCTTGTCTTCTCCTACTTTGAAATCAAAACCTTTGAAATCTGAGAATAATTCTTCTGTCTTTTCCACGAACCAATCGCGTCTCCGCTTTTGCTCCTCTTCGAAGCTTGTAGCCTGCTTTATATATTGGTCATATTCCTCAAGTTTTTTAGAATCACTTTCAGAGAGCTTAGCCGTACTTGACTCAAGGGGCTTGTGATATATCTCCTTCTGTTCATTAAAATATCTCTTGGCTTTTCCAATCGCTTTTTTCTTTGCTAATTTTATTTTTTTAATATCTGATTCATCGTCAATGTCAGAGTCATATTCATAATCCGACATCAACACATCAATATCTTCTGAATCCAAACCATCCTCTGTTGTTGCAAGATAGTTTCTTAGCAAAGTGTCTTCGTCCATAGAATCAAAGTCCTGCTGTAATTTAGCATAGTCTGAGATTCCACGACCTGTTTTTTTCTTGTACTCAAAATAAGCAGCAACATCTTCGGGCAGCTCTTCGTTTGATTCTTTCTCCTCAAACAACTGCTCCACAGAGTCTATCTGCTTATCATACCTATTCTTAATATATGAAAGAACGTCTTCCTCGTTTAACTCTGAGGATTGAGTTTGTGTTTCGCTTTCCGGCTGTAAGTTTTCTTGCTCTTCCGTGGTGGTGGCACTCTCAGTGCTTGCTTCCACTCCTCCATCGTTAGCATTGTCTTCTCCAAAATTATCTTTTTCAGCCTTATCTAATAATTCTTGCTCAACTTGTGCTCTTGATTTTTCTTCAACAGCACCAACTTCTTTTACTTTAATTTCCATTTAATTTAATTTTTACAAAGTTAATAATAAATTTTGTTGTATTTTATTTAGTTATCTTGGCGAAAATTCTGCTAAATCAAATCCATCTAAACTGTCTTCGTTTGACTCAAATGTCTCAAAATTCTGAGGAGGTAGATTGTTTTTTCTTTGGTCAATCAACTTAGACTGCTGTGTGTTTTGTTTGCTAATACGAGCAGACTTGGCTTCCTCTCTCTGAGTTTCTCTACTTTGAAGCGCGCTTTCGGAAATGTTTCTCAGCTTCATATTGTAATCAAACTCCTCTGCCATAAGCTGACTCTTAAGCTGTGCTTCTCCTTTAAGCTTTTCAAGTTCAAAAGCTATTTCAGCTTGCTTGAGCTGCATCTTTGCATTTAACTCTGCCTGTTGTTTCTGCATTGCATTTTGTGCGGCTTGCTGTTGAGACTGCATATTTAACTGAGCCTGAAACGCTTGTTGCTCTTGCTGCTTCTTTTGCTCTTTTTCTTGCTTCTGCTTACGCTTTAGTTTTAACAACTGTGTTGCTAACTTGATATTTTTCACCTCTCTAATATCAATAGCATCCTCAAGATTTATGTCTTGTTTCTGTAATGCCATTTGTATATTTTGTTCGAGTAAGGCTTTTTGTTCTTCATCAGGAGCAACCTCTATAAAAATACCAAAGTCGTAAATATACAGGTCGCTAATATCATTAAGTATACTTACGTTGTATTTTCCAATTTTATTTACAAAGTCATCTTTAAAGTCTGCATACTCTAATATATCAGCCACCCTATAAGTGAGAGCTTCAGACAAACTTCTAAATACATACAAACTACCATCAAGAATGTGTCGAGTTGCTGTATTTGAATTTAATGCTGCAAGCTTCTGAATACCTACCAAAGAGTTCGGGTCAGGAGTTGAAGCGTCTCTCGCTTCATTCAACCCTGTAACCGTTCTTATCATATTGAGGTAGTGGTTATAGTTTGCTATTAGCATTTGAGTTTTAGAACCGCCTGAAGATGATTGAAGTTCTTTGATTGGAACCTTACCTTGATTAAAGTCACCGTCTTGAGTATAGCTCCTACCCACAACACTACCTGTTTGAAAGTACAAGCGTAAAGCGTCTTCAGGGTTGTATGTTTGTCCCGTTCCTAAGTCAACCTCATTAAGTCCATCGGCATCTATGTAAACACCATCAGGAACAACTCTCGCTATAACTTGCTGCAGTTTTAGATGAGTAATTTGAATCAAGTCAGCAAAAGGAATCATTCTCCTCACTAATGACTCAATCACCCCCTTGTACATTCTTGGTGCTACCGCAACATAATTAGGTAGTGCGTGTTGACTTGCAGATTTTGGTCTTACCATATTATGAGCAAGCTCCCACTTAAGAAGGATGTTGGTTCCCATAACCATTACGCCATCATACCAAACATCAATGGTCTTTTCGAATTTTTCAAATCTACCTTCCTCCATCATCTCCTGTGGAGGGTTAAAGGTATCGTCTTTCTCAACTACCTTAGAGCCACCTGTCTCAAGAATTTTTTTCTTGTAGACCATCTTCTTTGTGGTCTTATAGTTGAAGTACATTACAGTAACTGTATCTCGGTAAAAGATATCATTCTCGTAATACTGAGCCACATTGTAATAATTATACCAACTCTGACTATATTTACTAATCTCTTCTAAATCTTCATTAGTAAGTGTTGGGTCTATTTTTAAAAGCTCTGTTATTGGAAGTGTTTTAATTTCACCCCAATAGAAACAGTCTTTAAAGTGAGGGTCTTCAGTATAGCTGTATACAACATTAGCAGGGTCAACGTATGAAACCTTTACACCCGACCCTTCAAGGAACTCGTGCTTAGCTACCGCAATACCAAGGGTAGTTAAATCGTAATCGTATCTTTTTCTTAAGTCAACATAATGATTCTCTTCTAAGATTGTATTAATAGCCTCTTCTTCTGCTATCTCAATAGCGGGCTTGTAGTTTAGCTGCATATACAATGAGAGCTCATCATCATTGGTAGGAAGCTCATCGGGCTCCATTATAAATGGGTCCGCTCCTGTCTTTTGTTTTACAATGTCAAGAACATCCTTTGCTACCATCTGTCCTCTAACCATGTCCTGATACTTACTTCTTTTTGCCTGTGAAAGAGCATCTTGAGCGTAAGCCTTGACTTGAAACAACCTGTCAGACATTCCGTTAACAACTATATCAACGAACTTCGGTATAACAGGAACGGGCGTCCAATCAAGATTAAGATAGGATAAGTCGCCATCTATAGCAAGTTCATTTTTATATTTAGCAACGGACTGCTCTCCGCGTGCGTATAATCTAATTTTGTGGAAATCTCTCCATTGATTATAGTATCTACATTGGTTTCCATCCTTTTTGAACCATTCATATTGAATAGCCTGACCAATTTGTAATCCAAATTCATCGGTTGCTTTTTCCGCGTCAGACACAAATTGACTCGGGAAACCTGCAGATGTGATGTTTAATTTTACGTCTCTCATCTGATTATTTCACTTAATGTTCCTTTGTTAGTATACCTTGCAAAGTTAATCTTTATTTTTGACTCTTTTTTCTGTGGGGTGTATAAGTGTTTTTGACAAGCCATAATTGCGAGTCCTGAGCTTATGGAAGCATCAAACTTTGTTCTGTTTGTAATATCAAACCTTGCCCAATCTTCAAGGGTTCTTACAAATGGCATCGTGCCCATGACATCATTATCTCTAAATATTCCTTCTATATCAATACCCACATACTTTTCTATATAAGATTCTATTGCTGCAGCATGAGCTTGCTTTACATCTTCACTTGTGTTGGGTATGCCCCCTAACTCTCTTTCAGCCTTAGAAAGTTTTGTATAATGTTTGTCAGGTCTGTTCATGCAGAACCCTCTGTATCCTCTATTCTTAAAGTGGTATAAAAGTCTTGGCTTGTTGTTCTCTATAAGTATAGGCATACCATAAAAAACGCAAGCCATTAGAACCTCTTCAAAAAATATCTCTGCTGTTTGAGGTCGAGCAACATACTCTAAAAAAAACTCATTGCTTGGAGCTTCATCCATACTAAACTTAGTCAAACCGTGGAGAGCTCCATTAGAACCTCCACCTCCAACAGTTCCTGATATATCATAGGAGTCGCATCCAAACGCACCAATATGCTCATTGCCCGGATACCTAACACCGCCTCTTGTTTCAACATTATTATTTATTCCCTTCTTTGGAGTCCAAGACACAGAAAACCTCCCACGTTTATCAGGAGTCCATATTACCTCAGAGTCTTTTACTCCATTCTTCCAATGAAAAGAACCTCGAGTGATGTAGTGCTCCTTTATCATAGCATCGTTATAATCAATCTGTTGGTATATTTTTGTAAGATTAAATAATGATTGGTTGCTTTCATCTCTAAATGCGTGAGACTCTGTCCGGGGGAACTGTCTATAAAATTCATTCAAAGCATCAGGGTCATTCTTCAAAGACTCTACCTCTGCCTCCCAATAGTCGATAGCTCCGTTAGATATCATTTCACCATCTACACCTAAAACAGGTAGCGCAGTTTTTCTAAACACAGGCATACCATACACATCAATGAAGCCTTCCATATTCCACTCCATTGGGACAAACAGACTGTATAATCCGCTTTTAGTTTGACCGTTTGCGTTTCGAGTGTTAAGATTAGAGTCTTCATATAAAGACTTGAACGCTCCTCCTCCTTTGCTTTTTGAGTTAACGGTTGAACCCATCATACACTTACCAATAATTTTACTACCCAACCTTAGACAGGTTTTTGTTACTCGCCAATTATTCTGTATATTATTTGGTTTAAGCCATTTACCACTCTCATCGTGTGCCAACATCAAAAGCTTTTCACCATCATAACTGTTGTCGTCTGTGTTTTTCCAATCTATAGTAGTATCAAGACCCTCCATATCATCATTAGCAACCTCGTGCATATTCTTTTTTGTAATCTTAGATGCCGGGATTCTAAACGCTAATTCTGTTTTAGGTTTATCCATACCATCCTGTATGGGTTTAAAAAAGAATGGAAGCCTCTGTGATATTGGTACCACTTTATCAGTAAACATTTTCTTAGCATCTGAACCTGTCTTTGACAGTATACCTATTCGGGAGTCCCGTGCTAAAGTGGCAATATTAACACACTCAGAAGAACTCATAAAAGAAAAACCTGAACGTCTAATTTTAAGGTATGTCATTCCAAAGCTTCTCTTATCAGCTTTGCACGCCTCCCAATACAAGAATAATATTCTGTTTGCCTCTCTAAAATCAGGATACCCAACATCTATACTTGTCCATTGCAGATACATATAGTGGGCTCCTGTAATATAAGTAGGTACGCCATTATTCATAAACCAATAACCATATTCCCTTTTGTCAAACTCAGACTCGATGTAGTCAACCCATTTATCTTTGAAAGCAGAACCCATTTCGTTCCACTGAAAAATTGATTGTATTCTTGCAAGTTCTTTTGGAATATCCTCTCTCTCCCAATATTGCTCTGTTTTTTTTGAGTGTCGCTGATGACACTTTGAAGGAGATTTAGGAAGTCCTACCTGAAGACCTTGTATGTCTATAACATCACCAATCTGTCCTGTTTTAGATATTATTACAAGGTCATATTTTTCGTCATACCCATACTGCCAACTTTTATTTTTGTTCTTGTTGGTGAGTACGGATTTAGGTATGTAATCTTTTAAAACCCTGTATAAATTATTTTGACCTTCGTTCTGCAAACCCTTGCTTTGTTTTTTTCTTTTCGGTTGGCTCTTCACTTAGCTTCTCTTCTTCTGCTTCTATCTTGTTCAAGATTTCAAAAGCATCAAAAATAGCTAACTTCTTTGTAGCAGCCGCATTTTTTAATCGGTCTGCAGCCAACTCGTCTTCAGGGTCGGGTTTGATGATTTCTTCTTTTGCAACCTTTATTAGTTGCTCTACAGCTCTCCTGCCTGCAGTAATAATATTTTGTTTAAGCTCTTCGTGGTTCATAGCGAAAGTGTTATTTGATGGTCATACATTCTGTAAAGTTTTTCTCCATCTACCACAAACTCATACTCGCTTTCAGGTTTATAGCTTACCTTATCTCCTGCCTTGAGACCTTTGTCCTTGAGATATTTGTTAGGATATTTTATTATCCCCACTAATGGCTCTTCACTAAATGGTTTGAATATATAAGAATCCTCAACAGGTGCCGGTTTTACAAAACAATACCTGTCGTGAGTATTCCAACCATTTTTATTTTTGTACATATAGAATTGGTCAGGGTCAATAAGAAAGATGTCGTCTTTCAGAAAACTTTTACCACTTTGCCTGCGTCCCTTCATGTCATTATAAAACTTAAATACATTATGATGCACCAAAAGTATATCTCCCTTTTTTATTTCTCCATCATAAGAAAGCGGCACCTCTAAAACTTGAGCATATCTATTGGAAAACTTATGGTCTTCCTCAGATACACTTACAATTAAATCAATACCTCCGACAGACTTAGTGTTGTCATATCGTTTTCCTTGTAAAGGCTTTACTATAAATTGATTTGGTGACCTCAAAAATTAATATTATACTCGACAGTTATGGGAAGATGCCCATTGAATTCTTTCCAAAGCATCACCACATCTCCTTCTGTTTCTTGAATGTATATCTTATAAGAGTTGTCTTTTTCATTTCGGCGTATTAGATGAATGCAATAAGAGTTCCCTAATACTTCCTGACCCACTATATAGTGCATTGCAGATTTATAGTCCCCTCCTATTGATATTTTTCTAATGTCCATTACACCACTATTCTCAACTCTCCTGTCGCTGTTTTGTAAACATCATTAGCACCAAGTCCACCGGCTAATGCAGCGGCATTGTCAGCATAAGTGCCTAAGGTAAGTAACTGCATTGTGTTTCCTTTTAACACTGTAGAGCGAAAAATGCCCGTTAGTGTGACGTCCTTTGTAGCTGTATTGCCCGCGTCAAGAACTGCTTGAAGATTTGTGTTCCCCTGAATTAGGGTTTGTAAATCACTAACCAAAAAGTTTTTAGTTGCGTTGGTTATCGTGCCCGCAGTGTTAGTCCCAAGTAATTTATCCGTTAACAAAACGGGACTTGAATTTGCATATGTACTTATCTTTGACATCTTTTATTTTTTTTCTTTGGTAATCACTCCGGTCTCTATATTAACCACAGAGTCTTTGCCATATTTTTCTATAAGTTTCTGTTCGTTATTTTGTAAAACAGCTTTAAGACGGTCTATCCTTTTTAATGTTTCGTGCTTGTGGAGCTCTATATCTCCTAACGAAGCTTTTAACTTTCCAAAGGCTTCCTGAATATCCTGAAGCTCTTTTAATTCTTTTTCATCAAGTTTCATTGTATTAAATTTTATTTCTTACAAAGATAGGAATTATTTCTTTCTTGTCTTCTCAACTGTTCTACCACCAAAGTATGCGGCAATAACAGTAAGTAAAAGCACCTGTAATAGGTCTACCCAATTATCCTCAACCTTAAACTCAATGTAGCCTGCATCAATAAATATCAACAGCATAGTGTTGAAAATTAAAAACATCAATACTAATGGACGCACATTCTTAGATAGCCAAGAGTCAGAACCCATGTCTGCTTTCCATCTATCAGTAACATTTTTCTGCATATCAGCCTCAGCGTCTATAAGAATATTTGTCATCTCTTTCTCAAACTCTGCCTTCTCATCTTTAGTT